CTGTTGTTCATACTGCGCTTGCTGGGCGGCAAACTGCTGTTCGTTGAAGGTCTGCTGCTGGCCGGCGATGTCCTTCTGGGCCTGGATCTGTTTGTCGGAAAGATCCTGCGCCGCCATCTGCTGGTATGCAGTGACCGTGGTCGCGCCACGCGCGGCGTACTCGCCCGGAACGCCTTGCTCGACCCAATACTGCCCGGGGACCCCGGTCGCCGGGTTAGTGTAGCTGACAGCCGCCATCTGCGGCCCGGTTTTCGGAGCGCCCCCGAAGAAGCACATGGCGTTGCTCTTTCTCCCGGGTCAAATCCCAGGTGTAGAGAAGAAAATCTTCGCGCTGCCGGCCGAAGCCTTTGAGGACCGCCTCGATCTCGCCGCCCAACAGCTCGATCCAGCGCCGGCTGTCGGTGTTCTCGGCCAGGACGTAGGCTTCGCCCCGGTGGTAGCCGGCCTGGCGCAGGATCGGGATGACGTAATCCAGGGACCAGCGGGTCATCGGTTTGACGACGGATCGCCATCGTTTGGTCCCGAAGGCCCCGGCAATCACCACCCCGGGGCGCACCGGGACCACCCCGTTGACTGCCACCGGTTCGCCGTCTATCGCCCACATCCGCCACAGGTCGCCGGCAGAGGCGTAAACGTGGGCGACAAACTGGGCCTCGTCGTCGTCCCACCGCAGGGCAAAGATCTCGCGCCGGTCCCGCGGCCGCAGGTTGCGCACGATATAGGCGAGCCCTTCGGCGGTGACCGGGGTGGCTTGGACCTTCGCCATTATTTGACCACCCCGGCTTCGATGTTGAAATGCAGGCTGGCGAGCAGCGCCGGGCCGGGAGCCTGATGCTCCAGGTGAACCCCGAAATGCGTGCCATAGCCGGCAAAGGGTATGCTTTGCAGCCCGTAGGTGTTGTCCTGGATCGTAGCGCACAACTCGAACGCCTCGGTGTTGTTGGGCAGCATGCCGATGTTCACCGACCACTGGCCCTGGCACATTACGTCGACACTCTTGATGCGCTTGTTTTCGGTCGGGTTGTCGGCCGAGAGATGCGGCGTGCGGATGGTGACTTTGCAGCTGTCGTACTCGTTCTGGCTGACCCCGCCGTAGAGGTAGATATTGCCGTCCATATCGAGGCAGTAGACGGTGTTGTTGACGACGGCGAAGTTCCGCACGACGAAGCCCGGTTTCATCGTCGACCACGCCGTGATACTGCCGGCCGGGAAGTATGAGAGGACGTAGATCGTGTCGTCGATCACCAGCCAGTAACGGCCCTGGATCGGCTGCACCACCGCTTCCGCCTTGTTCACGGCAGTCGAGTTGGTGCGGATGATCGGGATCAGCATGAGATCGATCGCCGACCCTACGTCGCTGACGCTGGCGGCCAGAGTGAACGCGGTTTGCGCCTTGAGGCTGCGTACCCCGCTGTCGGAAAGAAAGAGCACGTCGCCGGTGCCGAACTGCACTACCGAACGCGGACTGATGACGCCCTGTCGCAGGAGTTGCGCCAAAGTATCTTTGGTCGGGTCCGGGTCGAGGGTCCAGACCTGGGTCTGCAGCCGCGCCATGACCGCCATCGACTGGTAGAAGACTTCCATCGCGAGCGCCTGCTCGCCGTCAGGGTCGTTTAACGCCAGATTGATAAAACCCGCGCCGGGCTCGGTTACGCTCGCCGGGTCGTTCTGCGCCGGGTTGTTGATCCCGGAAAACCGCAGATACTTCCCGTCGATCCGGTACATCTTGCTTTTCCAGGTGCGGGCATAAGTGCCCGAACTGAAACCGCCGACGCCGCCGGCGCCTTCGGTGACGAGAAACCCGTCGTAGTAACAGCAGGTCGCCCCGTCCGCGGTCTGGGCGCAGACAAAGAACTTGTCGTCGAACGGCTCGACATCGAGGATCTCGACGAGCTCGGTGATGCCCGGCGGGTCGGCCAGGGGGTGATATACGATCGGCACCGGCAGACTACCGGGGGCGATCACCGCGCCTTCGTGATGCTCGCCGAAAACGTGCAGGGCGCCGGCGTGGCCGATCATGTAGCTCATCAGCCCCACCGGTAAGGGCGCGATCGTCGTCATGTAGACGAAAGCCTGGCGCTTCTCGATCTCGCCGCCCTGGTTGAGGACGGCGTTCTCCAGGATGCGCAGCGAGCCGCCGGGGGCGGTCAACGGGGTCTTGCGAACGTCGAGCCCGGCTTTGAAATCGGTGACAGAGAAGACCTTGCCGGCCATCAGTTGCCGGGACCGCTACCGTAACCAGGCGGGATGTAATCGAGGCCGATCGCCGGCGGGTAATGATGCCGCGACTGCGCGTCGCCGCCACCGGCGCCGATCGCCATCGCGCACACCCGTTTGTGCGAACCCTGCCGCACCCGATGGCGGCGCATCGCCTCGTTGGCCTTGTTGAGTTTGAGCGCGGCATCCTTGGCGTCGTCGCGCTGCAGGATCTCGACCGCGCTGAAGAGCACGATCAGGTTGTCCGGCAGGGTCGAAAGATCACTGTCGTTGACCATCGTCGTGATGGTTTTGGTCCCGCGCAGCCGCAGGCTCGCCGGGTAGGTGACAGTCCGCGGCAACCCGGGGTCGGGATCGGGCGGGACCACCGCGCCAGCCGCGCTGGCGTCGGGGACCGGCCAGACTTCCAGCGTGTTGTCGTCGGCGTGGTGCATCCACTTCAAGGTAGGGAACTGCTTGAACCCGGCCGCCGAGTTGAGGATCGTCATCTCGCGCGGGCCAATGCCGTAGGTCAGCTCCTGGTAGAAGCTGCCGACCAGCACATGCACCGAACCGATGTCGTCGAACGCCAGGTCGGCCGGGTAGGGGTAGTATCGCTGCCCATCGGCCAGGGCGATGTCGCGGTCGATGATCAGCTGCGGCCAGTCGTAATCCTGGTACAGCTGAACCTGGGTGCGGTTCAAATAGTACAGCAGGGTTTCCCTGTCGTTTATGCCGTGCGCGACGTTGGTCGAGTGACCGATCTCGGCGCGAAGATCGGTCAGCATGTCGCGCAGCTGGCGAGGCATCAGCGAGGCACCCCTTGGCTGGTGTCGACAAAGGTCGGGCTGTGGCTGCCGCCGGCGTTGACATCGGGCAGGGTCGAGGGCGCCCGGGCGGCGCCGGCCCGCCGGGACGAGCCGCGCCCCGACGTGTCGCGCACGACGTGCGGCAGGTCCCCAGGCTCGGGCATCGGGTTGTCGAGCCCCATGTCCTCGATCTCTTCGTCGTCCTGGGCGTGCGCCGCGATCTCGTCCGGGGTCGGGTCGTCTTCCTCGGCCAAAGGCGGCGCCTCCAGGACCGGTCGGTCAGAGACCGTGAACTGGTCGAGCGACCGCAAAGTCGGGTCCGGGTTGGCCGGGCGCGGCGAGCGCGGCTTGTAGACCGGGAGCGTGCATTTCGGGATCGAGGGGTCCGACAGCGGCAGCCTCGGTCGCGCCCCCGGGAAGACCTCTTTGATGACATCCGGCTCATAGGTCAGCTGCAGCCGCTGCAGGACCTCTTCGTTGGTCGTGTCCCACTGGCCGACCACATGGATCTCGGTGACCGCCTCCTCGCCGTGCATGAACTGCAGGATCGGCAGCTCGGGAAAGACGATCGGCCGGGTGCGGTCCCGGTAGACGATCGTGTCGGGCTGCGAGCCGCCGCCCAACGCGACCAGGCAGCGCAGAAGATGAAACGCCGGCATGAGGCTACCTCCCTCGCGGCGCGGCTTTGCGCTGCGGTAACTTCGCCTGGCTCTTGCCCTTGTCGGCCGCGACGTACTCCTTGGCGACGGTCTTGGGCACGCCGGAACCCTTGATCGAACCCGAAGCGACACCGTGCATCAGGCGGGACTGGGCTTTCGATACGCTGGGCATAGGAAATTTCTCCTTGTGTAAGCGGCCCGACTTTCACGGGCCTCCCCTGATTACCGCATGCGCGGGGCTCTCCGGGGTCGAGATGAAACGGGGACCAGCCAAGGGGGTAGGAGGCTGGTCCCCGTGCGCCGTCAGGCGATCTCGACGACGAGCGCCGAGTTCACCTGTTGCGCAACCATCTGACCCGTGTGGGTCATCGACTTGTAGACGACGAACTGGTTGTAGGGCCGCGAGGGGGTGAACTTGTGGTCCCACTCGCCATCCATCTTCATCAGATAAATGTGCCGCGGGTCCCACCAGTAGGCCCGCTTGGTGAAGCCCAGATCGTCAAGTGTCGGATCGTACTCGATGGTCGTGCCCATGAACTTCAGTTGGCCCATCGAGCCGTCCTGGGTCCCGGTGAAGCCGGTCATCGAGTAGTTGCCGTTGGCCCGCAGCTCGATCTCCATCGCATTGATAAAGGCCGATCCGGCGAGGCACTTGGTCGGCCGGCCGCCGTAGCGGATCAGCTGGCGGTACTCGTTCTGCAGAAACTGCAGGAGCGCGCCGCCGTTGGCCGCGTTGGAGGTCACCGCGCCGCGTCCGCCAGCGCCGCCAAAGGCCGCCGTCGCTGCCCGGTTCTGCCACCAGGTGTTGGTGTTCCGGGCGATGCCGCCGAGGGTGCCGGCGTTGGGGATCGCCGCGATGATCGACTGGATGCCCGCGAGCGCCTTGGCGTCGGCCACTCCGTCGCCCCACAGCAGGGCGTTCATCGTGCGGGCGTACTGCTCGCCGAAGTCCTCCAGCTTGTCCTGCAGGAGGTTGACAAGGACGGTGACATCCCGGTCGCTGTGGTTCGACAGGGTCTCGCCGTTGCCTTCTTCGTCGGTGACTGAGATACCGTCGATCTTCAGCTCGGTGTGGGTGAGGGTCAGACCG